TCTTTTTTGTAATAATCAGTAATATATCCGGCTGCTCTTAATGGTATGCCCTTTGCCCAACTCGGGGCGTTGCACATGGCATCACTCATTATTTGCAGCGTCTTTTCTTCGTTTCCGTCCTTCGGTATCTCGGCGGCAATCTCATCATGCACATGCAGAACGATGTTAAAGCCCAAATCGAATACCTTGAAAATCGCATTCGCCAGCAAGTCACGGGCTATCGCCTGCACAACGTTCTCGGTTAACTTGCCCCCGTAGGTGTTTAGCTTAACCCACTTCCCAGTCGTTTGGTCTTGTCCCATATACGAGATGTCCTCAACCTCAAACGAGCCGTTAACGCCTTCGATAGTACGTTTTCCCATTCTTGCCGATGGGTAGAACAACTTCCTGCCGCTCGGTAGCTCTATAGTCATTGCGCCGCTTTCATATCGAAAAATAATACTCGAAACATCGTCTATCCTATAAACTTGTTCGCGCCTTGTTCCGATACACCGTTTTGCACTGTCCTCTAACGAACGCCACAAAGATACTATTTTTTTATTAGCTTCTCTCCATTTTGACAATATTTGAGGTTTTTCTTCTTCCTTTAACGCCTTTTTAATATCCATTATAGTAAGGGCGTTAATGCCGCCGCCGTATCCGAGTGCAAGCTCCGCTACCTTACCGCGCTGCCTTAAGTCATCGCCTTTGTGTACCGGGACACCGAACATTTTAGATGCCGAGGCGCAATATATATCAGCCTTCGGGTCGTTAAATAAGTCTAAACGCCATTGTTCATTAGCAACCCAGGCAATTACACGTGCCTCAATCGCCGAGAAGTCAGCTACAGCAAACGTGTACCCTTCGGGGGCGATAAACGCGGTACGTATGAGCTGTGATAGTATATGCGTAGGCTTGTCATATATGAATTCCATCATATCCAGGTCGTGCATTTTTGCCAGGTATCGCGCCCCGTCCAGGTCTTCGATGTGGTTTTGCGGTAGGTTCTGTAATTGGACCAGGCGCCCAGCCCATCGGCCGGTACGGTTCGCCCCGTAGTAACGGAACAAACCTCTAATACGGTTGCCCCGTCCGGCACTCGCCAGTATGGCGGTGTATTTGGCATTAGACGTTTTACCTATCTCCCTGCGTAGGTCTATAACGTCTAACACGGCTTGCTTATCCTCGTCAGTAACGTTTTTAAGGCTCGCTACGGTCTTTATCACCTCTTCTATGCTATTCTTATTGAGCGAATCAATAACCACGCCCGTACGCTCTTTAATGAAGCCCTTAAGCTGCGGCATGGACTTTAAGGAGCTTAACCCGAATTCCTTTTCGGCTCTTTCGGTTAGGCGCGCTTTATATTCTTCGTCCATGTCCTGCGCGGCATGTGCCAACTCAAGGTCAGCCAATATACCGTAATCGTTTATGCGCTGGTCTGCCGCATAAATGCGTTGTTCTTCTTCCGGGAATTCAAACCGGGACAGCTTACCGAATATTTCCTTTTCTGAAAGCACATCATAACGTAGGTAATCGATGAACTCCTCCCAGTCCTCGGGGGCGTGTTCGGGCAGATTGCGTGTGCGCCCTCCGTTTGTTTTGGTAGGTTTGCAAGGAATTGAAAAGTAACGGATAAGATTTTTGCCCGTGCCCTTCTTCTTATTGTCCAGGTTCAGAATGTTAGATACGGCTTCGAGTGAAGCGGGCATACCGCAATACAATGACATGTTAGCCGTACAGAAAAAACGCATAGGGCTTATGTCAAACCCATACTCGCGCAAACAAATACGCTCAAATGTAGCATTGTGGCATACTATAATTACTTCCGGGTCATTGGTTACGGCCGTAAACAACTCATTAAACTCTGTACGCCCGTTGGGGGTTGTAAGGTCTATTATTGATACCTCCGTGTCGGTGTCCCACATGTAACCACACAACAATATTTGAAAATTTTCATCCTCGCAATACTTGTAGTTGCCAGCGCTTTTAATATCTGTCTCACTATATGTCTCGAAATCGATAAAAAGATGCTTCATAACTTCTTTGATTTTAATTGTTTATACTAATACAACGGCAAAGGTAGGTAAATGTTTTGGATAAACAAGAAAAAAGGGGCTATCAATTGCAATTATTTAACAATTGATAGCCCTCCGTTCTACATTCCGTGGTTCTCGTGGTAACCGTATTTTCTTTCTGCCTCCAGGCGCGCGGCCGTAGCCTCTTCCAAAGTCTTAAACGAGCCTAAAAAGCATCTACCCTCCCGTGACCCTATCTGGGCTTTGTATCTCTTCGTTTGCTTGTCTAAATACACCCCACACACGCCCGACGCATTATTAATCTGCTTTGATTGGTTTTTGGCGTTTTCTGAATGCGCTACGATTCTTAAATTTACGGGTCTGTTGTCTGTCCGTGTGTGGTTTATGTGGTCTACCTGCGCTTTTTCGGGAAGCTCTCCGAATACGAGTAGGGCAATAATCCTATGTACAAATATTTGTTTTCCCCCCCCCTTAATCGTATTATTTTGTAGCCGTCTTGTCTTACCACTGTCCCAGCCTCGTCTCCTGCCCGTGTCCTATTCGATATGGGGCGCTTCCAAAAGAGTTTTCCGCTAATTGGGTCATAGCGGAAAAGTTCATTTGCTCTTTCAAAAGTCAGCATATCAATCTACAAAAATATTTGTGTATGTGATAAATCCGCGCTTCTTGTTGAGAACCACAAACGTCTGTTTAGGTTCTTCGTATGCCAGCCCCATGCCGCATGCGTATGCGTCGTAGCCTTTTAAAGAGCCGTTCACACAAAACTCTTTAGTATATATAGACTGGTGGAAGTGACCCAGGAAAACCTTATCTACTTTAATCGTCTGGTTTAATTTTCCGAACCATCTTAGCATCGGTGGGAATAAACCGCCTACGCCTCCTGCACTCTTAACCTGGTGTCCGTGGCACATAAGAATTTTCCTACCGTATATATCCAGGTACGCAAATTCACTTTCGGGAATAATAAACTCAAATTTTGTTAGACCCATCAAGATAAGCGCTTGTTCGATGTCCTTATATAAAAAATACTCAAAATTCATCGCAAAGCCGTTCGCAAACTGCATGCGCTTCGTAGTTCTTGCATGATTTCCGCATATACCGACAACAACAAACTTTTCAATGTTGGGCAATTGGTCGTGCATCGCTTTTAGCCCGGAAATGAGCCATGATTTAATAGTGGATACTCCTTGCATTGGGGTCTGGCTGTTTGTTTGCGCCAGTTCGTCGTGAATATAGCCACCTATGAAGTCTCCCAGCAAACCAACTACCAAATTATTTATAGAATGCTTTTTAACCATGTATATAGCGTTCGCGAAATAGTTCTTAACGCGCTTCTCTGCAATATCTATGTTGAACTCATTCAGACCTAAAACGGTTGATGCCTTTACGGTCTCCTCTATGTGGAAGTCCGAAGCAATCAGTATGCCCGTATTTCCGTCATCTATGCTTGACTTTGTTTTTTCTACAATGTTGATGAGTTCAAACGCGCCCTTGTCTTCCTTCAAACCGATAATACCTTTTATCTCCTCCTCTGTATAGAGGCTCTGCAATTTTGCTATTACCGGGTCTACCACTACTTCGGTGGGTTGCTGTACCCCTGCTACTGTTTTGCCCTCACGGGCTGCCCAATATGCCTTGTTGACCTTATTATACTTTTTCAACGGTTTACCCGTCGCTTTTGAAATTCTAACACCTTCTGCGTTTACATATGAATCGTATTTTCCCATTTTTGCTTTTTATTTTTGGGCGGCTGTTACACCGCCCAGTTATTAATCTGTTTAATTGAATTGTTAGTTGAATAAATCGTCGTTCTCGTCTTCAAAATCGAAATCGTCAATGCTTGTTCCGCCGTCCAGTCTTTCGTCGTCTTTGGTCTTCTGCACGCCGTTCAAGCCTACACCAATACCGTACTTCCCGGTAAACTCATAAGGGTAAAATGATACGGCTACATTACCCCAGGAGCCGCTATAAACCTCGTTCGGGTCTGTGATGTACTGTTTTTTACCGTCGATTACAATAGGCGCGCCTTGCTTCTCTTTGCGCTTTGCGTTGATAAAGTAGCAACCTTGATACTCCGCACCGTCTTTCTCGGCATCCCCATCTCTTAACGGGTTAGTCCATACTTTCGGGTCTTTGCCGTTCAACTTCGGGTAACGTGCCTTAAGAGCTAAAAACTCGGCCTCGATGGCTGCCTTAATCTTCGGAACTTCCGGGCTATCCTTCGGAATCAATAGGCATACACTGTAACTTGCTTCTCCTTGTCCGTTGACTTGTTGCGCTTCAAACAATCTAACATAACTCAATCTCACGTTTTTAATCATTGCTTTCATATTCTACAATTTTTGTTTTGCCCTCTAATCGGTTCGGGCGTTCCGTTTTTAAATCGTATGCAAATATAACAAATAAATCTGTAAGTTGTTCACTCTGTTAACCTTGTTTAACTTTAAAAGTCTCTGGGGTTATTGAAAGAGCGTATTCCAAGTCCTTTTTGTTAGCCGTCCATATTATATACTCTTTCGACTTGATGGGGTATTTCATAATCTCGTAGCTATTCATTTTTAAAATGATTTTCAGCTCTACTTCCGTCACTTCCTTAAGGGCTACAAAAAGAGCTTGCATGCGCTTTGAACTTCCTTCAATCTCTGATTTACTCCATGTTCGGAATTGATTCTCATTCCAAAACTTTGTTAGTTTGTCAAGCTCTTCGTTACTCATTGTTCCCTGGTTGAATTTAAATGTACTCATAATCTTTTTGTTTTTAAATTAGTTGTTATCTCTCTTTCGATGCTGCAAAGATAACAACTAATTTGTTACGTTGGTTCTTTCATTAACTTCTTTTATGAATTTAATTCCTCAAACATATCTAAAGTAGGCTGTATCGGTTCTCTTTTATCGCTTTCCGGTGCGAGCGTTGGCGCGCCCCGGGGCTTAATTATTACATCGTCCAGTAGAACCGTTAACGGCCTCTTTCCCACGGTTCGTTCCAGGTCTCCGATGCCTTTTATCTTCGTATTAATAAGGGTTTCCCGGTCAAAACCTGCCTCCGTTAGTCGTTTTAAGGCTTCTGCTTCGTCTTTAATGACACGGGCCGCCCTGCCTTCTACGAGCTTCCACCCGTTCACGTGCTTACCACTTAAGGCTTCGGACATCGCAAACTGTTTAACTGATGATATCCAATCGCTAAACATGTCTGCCTTATTGAGTATATCCCCGATTTCTTCCAGAGATAGGGCTTTGGTTTCTCCGTGGGTCTCGAACTCGTTAACCAGTGCATCGCGTTGTGCCCGGCATTGCGCCTTAAACTTGCAGAACTTACAGTGCGCCCCTACTTTGGTTTCCCCTTGTCCGGCAAATGCTTTCTCGGCCGTAGGTCTTAGTACGTGTATTGCCCAGTGGGTCAAATCCCGTGCGGACATCTCGAACACCGAGTAATTGCCCAAACGTACTTGTGCGATGTGCATACGTACCTTTTCAATCTTTGAGCGGTGCGAGGGTTCTAGGGAGTTAAGCACCCCGATAGCGTACATCATTAATTGGCTATTCCCATCAGCATCTACCTGTACACCCTTACCGTATTTTAAATCTATGATGTTTAGGACCGTATCGCCTACTATATCGCAATCGCAGCTACCGAAACACTCGGGTACGTATGTGGTTAAGTCGAACTTTCGCTCTATACTCATTTTAGCACCTTCCTCCAGTTCGTATATGTCGCACACGTAGCAAACGTAGTCGGTTACGTAGTGTTCCATCTCTGAACTGTAGTATTTGTTGTTGCGTATCTCATGGGGTACGGGCAATTCGTCCAATAGCGGTAGGTATTCCCCGGCCAAATACTTTTCTATGGCGTGCTCTGCCAACTCATGTGCTACCGTTCCCTCCTCTGATGCTGCGCTACTCGTGCTTTCGTAGGGTTCTTCTAACCGTGCGGACGGCGTGCAGTTAAGCCAGCGGTGCGAGCTACTTGGGGAAAGTAGGGCGTGTGCCCTACTTGTGTGGTCTACTTGTATTTTCATTCTTTTTAATCGTTATATGTTTCAATACGTTGTTTCAATAGCTCATACTTTTCGGGCTTGATACGCATAAGGGACGCGCCGCCGAACTCCAACATAATATCCGTTAATTGAGGGCGCGTGATTTTCCCGGACTTCATTAAGTCAATCATAAGCGCCTGCATGTCCTTTGCCGTTAGGGGCTCGTTTGAGGCTTTTTCCGGGACTTTCTCCTCTTTGGTGGGTGCCTGTACGGGTTCGGGTTCAATCGTCGCTTGTGGGGCTTCTTTTGCAGCCTTTGGCTTTTCAACCTTCACGGGTTTTCCAATTTCTTTTTTCACTTCTGCGATAGCGTCTGCTATTGTTTCCTCTGCAATAGCTACTGCCACCTCCTTTGCTTCCGGTACGGGTGCAGCGGTCTGCGTAGGTTCGCTAAACGTCGGTACGGGTGCAGCGGTCTGCGTAGGTTCGCTAAACGTCGGTACGGTTGTACTGGTTACGGGGCTTTCTGTAGGCGCTGCCATAGCCTTAAGAGGTGCGCTTCCAAATAGACGGTTCATGAGTTCATTTACAAATTCCACTTCTTGTGCGTTTGTAACGTCAAAATCGATTGTTAACGGTGTAATCTTCATTTTCTTTTCTTTTTATATGGTGAATAACTAATTTACGCTTCTTTGATTTGTTCGGCTTCCAAAATGGCTTGGGCAACCTCGACTACCGTCTCGTTGTAGAACTCTTCCCACTCGTCACAGTTGATATACATATCTTCAACATCTACGGGGAATTGGGCGCCGTCCAGCCTTTGAGAATAATAAGAGAATATAAACCCTTCAAACGTCGGCATTTCCTGCACTGCGTCAATAACTTGATATTTGTTCTTTCTCGCACTGGCCTGCAAATGCTGTTTCACTTCCTCGATAATAAACTTTTGTTCTTCCATAACTTTATCTTTTTAAATTGTTGATGCAAATATAACGCTTTTGCAAATACGTTGGTTCACTTGTTAACCTTATTTAAGAAAATAGCTTCTAAAAGGTTCTGCATGTGCACATAGCCCATACCGTTGTATTGGTATTCCTCAAATCTTCCGTTATGGCGTACCTCTGAAAAAGTATCGCTATACTCGTTGCCTGCCTCGTCTATAAATACTAATACGTGGCTCTTTATCTCGAACTGACCGGCGGTCAGCGTTTCGCTAAAAATTAAATCAATTGCTTTCATACTTCGCTTCGTTTTATACGTTAATACAATGATAACAAATCTACGTTCTTACTTGTTCACGGTTATTTCCAGTTTAATGTCTTGGTGACCTCTTTTCTTTTTAAAAAACTATTCGGTGTTTGAATCCCTTTCACTTTTCAAACTTTCCCTTTCGGGTGTCGTGCTCTTAGTTTTGGTAAAGAGCAACCTCTTAGTTTTTTCTTTGTCTTTGGGTAACCCGGTGTCTGAATCCCATTCACTTTTCAAACTTTCCTTTTAAAGGTATCGTGTTCTTAGTTTCGGTAAAGAACAACCTTGTTTCCTTTTGACATTGCAAATATACGGCAAATACCAATAGGTTGTATCTCTTTTTGTGCTAATAAACCTTAATCAAAAGTGAAAAGATGTAAAGAAAGTGCGTGTGCGAGCTAAAGTGCTGATAATCAGAGACGGGCGTTACACATACACAGACACACACATGTTTTCATAAACTTTCATTTCGGATATAGTGGTTTTTACAGCCCGTTCTATAGTGGTAAATGCTATTTTTTCCAGAATAATGTTTTAACCCCTTTTTATCTGTGTATCTGTGTAAATAGAGATAAGTAGCTGATAATGAATAGTTAGGAGTGTACAAAAAACGACACAGTAGCGATTTTTTACTGTGTAAGCTGTGGTTAACAAATGTAAACGAAAATGGAGAACTGTTAACAGCCCTCCATTTCCTAATTATTTTAGCTTCACCACTATGTCTATATCTACTTTAGTTTTGGGGTTTTTATTCGATACGTCGTGCTCTATAGCCTTGACCCCCCATCTGAAAAATAAGAACTTTTTCTTCCGAACTGTGATAACGCCCGTTATTGTGTCCCTACCTTGGTAGCTTAACTCTGTGCTGTCTTGCTTAACCCTTGCTTGTATCGTGTTCCAGGCATCTCGGTATTCCGCTATAAGCTCCCCGGCTACGGTATCGGTACGTACCACCTCCTTTATTACTGTCTTGGTAACGGTACGGGTTGCGGAAAGCGCATCCTTCACCCGAACGTTAAGCGCGTCCACCTCTTTATATAGGTCTGCGTTCGTCTTCTTTAGCTCCTTGTGCGACATCTCTAAGGCTTTACGCTTCACTGCCGCATCTCCGAGCTTTGTTTTGTACTCTATCTGCGCATCGTTCATCGCCTCAACGTTACGTTCTAAACGTCCTATTTCGGCTCTTTGCTTCCTTATGGTGTCTACCATCTTGGTTACCGCACCAAACAGCACCATAAGGACTGCAAAGCCTATAATTATCTTTTGTAGTTTATTCATAGCGTATCGCATTAATACGGTTCATCCAGCCTTTACGGTATTTCTCGTTTTTGGGTCTCGCCTTGCATATCTCGTCGATGAACTTTGCTCTATCGTCTTTAATCATTTTAAAGAGCGTAGCCGCGTCCATAGCGTTAAGAGCTGCAATTGTTTGCTTACCTACGATACCGTCCGCCTTGACGCCCAAAAGACGTTGCGGGCGCTTTATACCGTGCGAACCGGAAGCCCAAACCCAGTCAACTAAGATATTGGCTACTGATTGGTTTTTAATTTCATCGGCTTTCCACCTATCCCAATACAAGGACTTGAAAACATCGTGCCATTCCGCATCAGATATGTTTTTCAAGTCGTCGACGGTAGGGGCTTTTTGCCCCTTCCGCTTCTTGTATTCGGTGAACGTGCCTATAGTGATACCTTTGTTTGTTGCGCCCCCTAAGTCGTCGGGGTCATTAACGAAACCGCCCTCCCACTGTAGGATGAACGGTACTAACTTACTGCTGTTCGCCATCTTCTTTTTCCTTTTCTTCTAAGGGTATTTCAAATTCGCCGTCCTTAATTCTTTTCTTAAGTTGGAAATACTTGCTATTCGCTATACTGTTTAGCACCTTCACGAATTCATTTCCCGGCTGCACTACCCTAAGGTTTCTTGTTATGTTACGCGCGTATATAATAAGGAATATACCCGTGAGCACCTTAACTAAAAGCTGATAATCTATCCCCGGCTCTAACATATTGCATGTGAGGGCTACAAAGAATAGTATTGCATTGGTTAAAAACAGCTCCTTAACTGCCTGCATGGTCTTTTTGTGCTTGTAGGGCTTTCCTTTCGCCCGGTCTGCCAAATAACCTACCAACCAATTCAACGCAGTAACGATAACCACTAAAAATATAAAGTCCCATATGTCCGTAACTACTGCCAGAACGGTAACAGCAAAAAACGTGCGGAAATAGGCCTCAAATTGTTCTATCACTTGATTAACCCTATACGGGTGTTAGATACTGTACATGCCTTTATAAACCCGTCCGCCTTCATTTGGCAAATCAACGGTTCTATAAAAAGGTCTGCCTTGCCCCGTTCGGCCTCAAACCTTTTAACCTTGCTTGTATCGGGAACTACTACCGAGCCTCCATAGGTCTGAATCTTCATACCCGTGCTAGTACTGTTTTGGTCCGCTATTTGCAAATACCGCGCGAACGCGTAGTAACAAATAACCTTTTCAAGTCCTGCGAAGTTAGGCCCGTCCGGGATATATTGCCCCGGAACAGCCTCATACATGCTGTCAATCTGCGGCAATATATCGAGCAGGTCTGCCTCGAAGAATGCCTTCTCTATCTTGTTATCCTTAACGTCCGTTGCTATCTCAAACAACTGGCGAAACAACGCTATCGGGTATGCCATCTTCTCCAAATTTATTATTAATTTCTGTAACTGACGGGTCAACCCCGAACACTTGGTATAATTCGCGCGAAATGCGTTGACGTATCTTTTGCAAGCTATTGCGATAGACCTTTTGCAGCTCCTTTATAACCTCGCCCGAAGCATTAGAATAGGTCATCAGCGAACTGTCAATAAGGGGTAACGGAATGTTATATGCAGCTATTGCGATATCCTTTCTAAGGGGCTCTACGTAGGCCTTGTAAAGCTCCCTATCTATCGGGCTGCCTAACTGGTCTACCTTGATAAACGGTTTGTCCGTGGCTACGTTCTCGTCCCGAACGGTAAGAACTGAACCAGCGTTCTCGCTACCCATCATATCGGCTAATGTATCGCGGAACTCTTGTTGCGCCTGCTCGGTCTCGAAATCACCGTGCGACACAATACTGCACATGTGGAAGCCCCTGCCCAAAGTACGGTTAACGTACTTGCCGTTCTTGTCCTCCGCACCCATCTCGTTACGTACCGAGTGGAACGTACTAAGGGGATACGGGCGCGTTGTTCCAAGGTTCACATATAGTAGCTGCCCTTTATGATTCTCAATACCGCCGCACTCCTCAACCTCTGATGCGAAGTTTTCCGGGTCATATGTCGGATATACCGTGGAGTTCTGCGCGCTGCTCGTTGCCTTGACGTTCTGTCTGTCCCAGTTATTGAAAACGCGCCATCTCTTTATGGCCGGGTCTTTCAAATAGTTGTCGTTCATCTCGGCACGTACATATTCAAACGGAACGTTGTACACGTTTCGGGGCTTGTAGCCTTCGGGTGTCAGCCCATACTGTATTATCCAAGCCCAGCCCCTAAAACGTGCAACATCGTTTGCCGTAGCCTCTAAAACATCGTCCATGTTACAGCCGTTCCCGTTTGTTATCGCCGCGAAGTCCTTGTTTTTGAACCCTTCGCAAATAATATTCTCGGTCATTTTCTCAACTGCGGCCGTGGCTGTCTTGGAAGCGTATATTAGTTCTGCTATTTCCTGCGGATATAAGTTGCCGTCTCCGTAGTTAATAATCTTATCGCCCGTATTAGCGGACAACTTAAGCGCCTTTTCGACAACAAGCGCGAAACGTCTGTAACCTATCATAATTAAACCTCCTCTTTATTGATTTCTACGAAGCATTCAGCATAAGACGGGTTTTCATTCATAAGGCGTTCCGCTATTTCGTCGGTCATGTTCGCACTCTTATACACGATACCATCAACGTAATGCACGATACGCGCCCCGGGCTTCATTGCCCATCTGTAAACCACCTTAGTTAAATACTTCGTTTCATACCACAAAGATAAATATTCCATATCCATGTGACAATTCGGGTCAAGTTTTAGACCCGTCATTGTGTAATAGGTATCCAACTTTTCCTGTAATGTTGCAACCTTCGGTTCAACAACAACGGGTGCAGTGCTTTCGCCCTGCCCCGTAGTATTAGTTAATTCTTCTGCCATTTTCTTTTTGATTTAATTAGGATTGTGGTGCTACTGCTGGTGTAGACAACGCGTCATAATCTGCCTTCGTCAATGTGTGGATAGTTGTACCCACCTGCCAATCTTCAACGCCATAGGTGAACATAGAATACCCGTCGGCTGTAGAATCAAGGCTATACTCCAAGCAAACAAGAGGCGCACCAAGACCGTAAACCCGATAAACACCGTTTCCGTGGTCTATGGCGAATACAAGTTCGGCACGCGCCAGGGAATTCGTAGTTCCCATAGCACCACCGGAAGAGGATACACCCGAATTACCCCCGGGGGCAAACTGCTTAAACGATATCGTGACGTCATATGCCCCCGGCATAATGTCCTGCGACTTCAACCCCACCGTCAAAGTAAGGGCGTTATTGACGGCGGTTATCTCATATCCCACTTTGGTTGCCACCCTTGTAATAGTAGCCGCGCTCACACCATCTACCGTAAAACTCGCTATATCTGCTGCGTTGATTAGCTTTGCGCCTTGTATGCGGTTAAAAGCTGGGGTAGGTGCCCCACACCCCATCGCCAAAGCTCCGCCTATAAGTCCAATACATGCCATATTATTTTTTCCTTTCTTTTTTAGTTAATTACTATCCTACTGCTGTCGAGAAAAGGGTATCGTAATACGCTGAACCAACCAGTAGGTTATCTTCCCCGATAACATTTTCGGGCGTTTCAAGCGTAACTGTTGCCCAGCCCCCGTTATCGTGTGTGCTACGGTCGTAGGCTGTGGCTGATAGCCCGTAGTACAGTCCGTAAACCTGGCACGTTCCGTTCGCACGTTTCACCAGCACTACAAAGCTACCGTTAGAAATAGCCTGCGAAATGGCGCTGTGCACCGCTTCTGAGGCGGATGTTATCGTGAGCGAGACGGAATGCGTGAAAGCGTTTGGCGCGCCGTCATTAACCTTTAGCGCCGACGAAGCGGTAGCCGCTCGTTTAACGGTATCTACTTTGAACACTTGGTTTGCGCCTGATATAGCAAGAGACGTAATACCCTGCCCGTCAGCGGACATGCCGAAGCTCACAATATCCGCTTTGTTGATAATAAGAGCGCTAACTAAACCAGTCGCGCCAGTGTCGCAATCATAGGCAATCGCGCTTGCCAATTTTGTAATACATGCCATAATTAAACTGATTTAGAGATTATTGAATCACGAACCGCGGTATAACAAACATAGAAGTTATTACCTGCAGAGCCTTCGGGGTCGGATAAGGTAACCGTAACAAGCCGCGCGTTTGCGTTGCTGTCAAAGTCCATCGCTGAACATTCAAGAGGGGCATTAGCACCTATAAAATCGCTTGTCCCGTCTGCATTCATGGTCATAACGTAGAATCGCCCCATAGCGAGTGACTGCATGTCTGCGCCTGCGATTGGCATCTTAAACGTAATTGACGTATTTAACTTTGAAGAAGCCTCCATAGTTTTAAGGGACGCGGTATATTGGATATTCTGTTTATACCCTTCTACATTATAACTCTTTGCCCCGGAAGCGAATACCACCGAAGCGATGGAAGCTCCCCCGGCATGAATAGTAACAGTAACATCTTCCGCGTGCATAAGGTATATCCCCTTAATGCCTACGGGCGTAATGGCACAGCCCTGCGAGATGTTACCCGAAAGTTTGTTTAAACAATTTTTTCCCATATCATTTGAAATAAAAAAGGGGCCGGGTTAATATCCCAACCCCTTTAATTAGTAAATGAATTTATTATGTTCTTGCAGTTAACCACAACTGCAATTTCTCGGGCGCTACCAACATAGCGTCAGCCGCGAACAAAGTCTGTGAGTAGTAGTTACGGCTCTTTGCGTCCTGGATGAACGGAGCGATAACCGTACCAGCGCTTTCAAGGGCAATCTGAATGTTGTCTTTCGGAGTGAAAGCGATAAACGCGGTGTCCAAACCATCAGCCGTTGCAGCGTTAGAAACGTGTCTCAGCTCGTTAATCTTGTAACCCTCGAAGTAATACACCGGGCGGCCGTCGACGATATCGGACTGCGCTACACTGTTATCGCGTGTCTGCAACAAGTTCTTATACAAGCGCATAACGTTAGACGTAACGAAGAACTCGGAGTTGTCAAGTGTATCGGGACGTTGTGCGTCGATAGCACCACGCAATGCAGCGAGAACGCCGTCTGTGGTGAGAACCAATACTTTTTCAGCCATTGCGCTGTCTTTGTACTGCTTGATAATACCGCCGTTAGTGAAGATACCGTAACCAGTTGCTCCTACCGATACGTTACCGTCCAACCAAGCCAAACGAAGCAAGTCAGCCTCTAATACCTTCAATACCTCGGACTGAATAAAACCAGCCAATTCGGTTTCAGAGAAATTGTCATCCAGGTTAATACCCTTCGCTACCATCTTACCCCACAAGCTTTGCAAGCAAATCTCAATAGGCAGTTCGATAGGTGCGTGCTGGTAATACTTAACCTTGTCAGCTACGCTATTATAAAAGTATTCACCGTTACATCCTGCTGATTTACGCAAAGCCTTGTCGGCTGCGGTGAGGGAAACGACGGGTGTACCGTTAGGAATACCGTTCATTACTGTGATGCCTTGTGAGATTTCACCAGCAAGGCCGACGGTCAAAGAGATAACCTCGTTAAGTGAGTTGAGGTTTAATTTGTTAAGGTCTGTAAATGTGAAAGCCATAATCTTTTGTTTTTAGTTATTTGTTGTAAAATCTTTTAGCTGCTTCTGCTACAGCCTCTTTTGATAATTTTGTTTCTTTCTTCTTCGGCATGTTAACGGGCGGTATGCCGGGTTTCGGTGTCGCTCTGTTAAATTGAGCCGTCATAGCTTCCAGTGATGCGGTAAGTTCAGTAACTGAAGCTTCCAAAGCTGACATACGGTTTGCAAACTCTTCGGGCACGTCTGCGGTAACCGGGGTTTTAATTTCTACTTCGCTGTCCTTTAAGTCCGCTTCTACCTTAGCTTCTACGTTTTCAATAACACCGTTTGCAATGGTGATAACAAGAATACCGTCCTCTACTGCAACCTCTACCTTGCCGTCCGGGTGGACATTGCCTTCGCTATCGAAAACCTTGTCACCGATAGCCATCATTTCGCCAGCCGCTTCAATAGTGATACTTGCGCCGTCTACGGTTTCTACCGTTTCGGTTGCAAAGCTTGACTTCTTGAATAGAGAAGCGAAAGAACTAAAAAATTTGTTCATCTTCTTTTCGTTTTGATTATTAAATAGACTTGTGGTGGCCGCTGGCAGCCCGACCAAATCGCATGTGTATAACTCAAAAAATTCGGTAACGTCCAGCACATCACCGTTTAATGTCTGATTGTTGATGCCTACCACCGAAACACCCAGCATGTCGGGTTCGTTCTTTATCATCTCGGAGATGAATTTTGCCTCCGACGGGTAGGCGGCTTGTAAGGCTTCGGATAATTCCAAATCTGCGTAAGCTACGCCGTCCTCGTAGACGAAGTTAGTGAATTTTCCTAAATACCCGTCCAACATATCTGCCCCATTATGGGTACGCCTGCAATGAATAGGCTTTAGGTTGCCGAGCGTTACAACGCTTTGAACTGCGGTCTCCGTAATGACTAACGGGTACTCCTTGCCCTCATGTACTCCAAAATTGGTAGTAACCCCGGCTTGGATAATTCTAAGTTTTCTAAATTTCATATAATTTGTCTTTGTTGTAACACGTGCAAAGATAGGCAGTATATAGTAAACTGCCATCTCTGCACGAGTTAATGAATTAATACGTTGCCAGCCTTTGAACTACTGAAACGCCGTTCTGTCCGTTGTTGATATCCTGCACCGATACAACCGGGTTGGGCATGCTCATTACTGCGTCGATAACTACCCCGGCGAGTTGGTTAATGCTTTCGTTTGATAGCTTCATGCTCCCGGCTTGCTTAACTACCCGGTTGGCTTCGGAAAGCCCGGCAACCATACCGCCGTCAGCAAACTTGTAAAGCCCCGATGTACCGAACGAATTGCCGCCGTGTGCCTCGTTGAGCGCGGATAGGGCGTTAATCTCGGCGCTCGCTGTCTTCTTCATAATGTAGACGTTCTCACCGCCTTCTGCCTCGAACACTTGCCCGTTATCGCCCCAGAACGTTACGCCGCCCTGGGCATGGGAACGACCGTATATCTGCCCACCCTTCGCGTACTTCTTGACCGATGTGTTAATTTTCGTATCGGGGTCTTTCTGTTTTGCAATCGTAGCGACTTGTTTCATACCGAAAGCAATCACGATAGCGGCTTGTGCAATACCTAAAATACCACCAGTGGCGAGAGCTTTTGTTGCGCCTAAGTACGTATTTATTGTCGCTTGAACAACGCCAAATGCCTTACCAATAGCACTTTGCTCCCCTAACAGTGTTGACATTTGTCCTGCGAGTCCTGCCGTCATTGTCAGTTCTGCATTAACGCGTGCCCTGGTGTTCTGCTCCTTCGCCTTCTCGTATTTGGACTGTATCAACGCGGTGTCCGCGCCTATCTTCTCGGCGGCGGCAATCTCCTGCGCGTATTGTGCATCGAGTTGCGCTTGTCTTAGGTCGTACTCGTTTGTTATTTCTGCCATCTTAAGTTCGTGCAGGTTCGCCGCGTCCATCGCTTCCCGTTCTCTCATTAATGCGTCTTGCTCTTCTTTACGTTGCATCTCCAATTGTTGTATGCCTAAATTAAATTCGGCTTCCTTGTTGGCGTATTCTTGCTTTGAGATGAGACCTTGTTCTAATCTGTACTTTTCAAGCTTTAGACTCTCCTCGACGTATGCCTTTTCGTTTTCTATCTTCATTCCGATGGTGTTGTTTTCCAATTCTTTAGCCTGCATTGAAAGGTTAAGAGCCGTTAACGCTGTTTCCATCTGTTTGATTGTAGCTTCCTGCAAAGCGCGCTTTTGGTTCTCCGCGTCCTGCGCTGCCTTTACTGCGGCTTGTGCCTTCGCGCTCTCTGCGGCCTTGTAAGCCGCTGCATTGGCGGCTATCTGTGTTTTTACGATACCGCTCGCCTGGTTCTCCAACTCTTTACGTTGACCAATATAATCGGCCTGTCGTGCTTGCAGGTCTGCGAGTGCTTGCATCTCGGCGCGTCTGTCTTCCTTGCTGGTGTAACCCAACTCGTTTTGCGCCTTGATTTGATTATACTTCTGTTGCAGTACGCCTATCTCGGCTTTCTCCATTTGCTTGGAAATCGCGATAGCCTTTTGCGCTGCCCGGTTTCGTTCCTCTGCGGTCTTTAGCTGGTCTCCTACAATGGTTCGTTGCGCCTCCAATTCTCTACGCATTGCCGATAACGTTACGAGGTTGTTTGTTTCCGCCTCATATATTGCGAGTTCTTGCTTGGTGAGTGCTTTGGCTGCGTTCGCTGCCTTTGTGGTCTCCTCGGTAATGAGACCGATAGACGAAAGCAAGTTAACAACCTTCTCCGTTATCCACTCGAAAGCCTTTGCCACGCCCCCAAGGAGTTCAGTAACGCCGTCCAATATGCGCGAGAAGATAACCTCAAACGGCGCGAATGCCGCCTTTAGGTTTGCAGCCATCTCACTGTTACGTTTCATCAGCTGCTCAACCGTTGACACGAGAACAAGGATAACCGAAACAACCGCTAATATCGGGTTAGCTTTCAACGTAGCATTAAACACCTTTAGAATGTTCACGCCCCCGGATAGAGACGTAGCCATAGCCGCTGTAGCCCCGGAAAGCCCTTGTGTGCTGCTCATGGCTTCCTGTATGCTTTCCGCATAGTTACCTACGTTCCTACGGTTATCGCCTACCGCCTTTTCCATGTCCTTAAGGCGGTCGCTTATTTCCTTCGTCTCGGTCACAAGCTTTTGTCCCTCCTCGGAGTTGTTGCGCGTTGCTGCGCTCATAGCGTTTAGCTCCTTGGTATTCTTTGCAAGCTGCGCACGGAGCGCGTCTACGCTGTCCTCTTGACTGTTTAAGAGTGTCGTGTTCGTCTTTATCTCGCGGTTATTATCGGAGATTGACGCGTTGACATCTAACAACTGCTTTTTCAATTCTATTTGAGCCTTTGCCGCATCGCCTACCGCCTTTTTATACTCGTCCTGTCCGATTGTCCCGGCCTTGTATGCCTTTCCTGCCTCGTCTAACTGCTTCTTCTCGTCCTTAAGTGCTGCCATTAGCTGGCTCTTTGTTTCTGCCAGTTCGACGGACTTTGCTATAAGAGCGTCCAACCCGTCAAGAGCTGATGACGTATCGAACGAAAGGTCTAATAGAGTAACTTTTTCTGTTGCCATAACCCAAATTATTAATTTTTAACTGCGATTAACGTAACGTTCGCATTTCCCGTTAGCGGGTCCCAATTGCTCAATGCTCTAAGGTAAAACCAATGGTTAAGCTCACCTACGAAATAAAGCGCGTCGGACTTCATTTTCTGTATATCAAAATATGATAGGTTCATTTTAGCCGTCACCTGCCATCCGGGGGAGAAACGGTAGTAATGCCCTGCTATCGTAGAGCGATAACCGCTCGCACGGTTGAAATAGTTATCGAGTGCGTAATAATTGTTTGACCCGGATAACTTAATCATAGAGGCGTACGGTTTTTGCGCACCGGGGTTTACCGGGAACGCGCTCTCGCCTACTGTCTCCTGCGTAGATATAGCCCCACCGTAGCCGCCTACCGTCTGTTTAAGCGAGCCTACCTGTACTGTGTATGTTCTTGCGGCGCCGGCGGCTTCTGCAACCTTTATACTTGATTGGTCTATTTTTCCCGTCCAGTCTACCCGGTACGTAGAACTCGCAGACGGGTTGATAAACGGCTTAAGTGTCAAGGCAAACGGGCTTGATTTAAATTCATACGTCCAACAAAAGGCTTTGCAGAACGCCTGCACAATCCCGAAAGGCGTATCAATACCCATTGTTTCCACCAAGTCCCATGCATAGGTAGGGGTTATAGCCGAATTAATTTTGAACGATATAAAATAGGCCTCTGTATTCGGTACGGTGGTAATCGGTGTGCCCGAATACACCCCCGACACGGCCGAGGTAGTAAATCCGAAGTTCAAATCGTGTGAAGGCCTCGGAGTGACCAAGCAAGACGTAGCACCCGGGTTTACCGGGTAATACGGGTGATTGCCGTCGGGTCTTACCGCACCGCGCTTAAATGGCAAAGCGAATGTACCGCCGTTGCTTCTAAGATAAACAGTAGAAGGCGCGGAAGGCGGAAGGACAATAAACGAATCGTCTGTAAACCTTAAATCGAACTCGGAGCCAACCATGTATGTAAAACACGTGGCAACCTCGTTGCTTTCCGCTATCATATAGTTAGCCGAATATACAGAGCCGTCCAGTCCGTCGTGTGCGCCTTTAAAAACCAACTGGCTTTCCGCGTCCTTGTAATCACCTGCCTTTTTTGTGACCCGGTCTGCGATGTATGACATAAGCACGGGTGTTGTCCCGTTTTTCGCGTATAGTGTAGGCATAGTAACGTCGTTCGGGTACGCGTAATTAAGGCTATCTATATACGCCGAAAACTGGTATGCCGGTGTTTCATATTTAGGTATTGCCACCACCGGGGCGCGCAATGACGAAAGCTTAGATATGTTTTCTATCAATTCAAGGCTATATCCGTCTTCGTCTGCCGTTACCCGTACACGGAACAGACCGCTACCGAACGGAATATTGAGGCCCCCAAAATACAATTCGGCACGGTACGGGGATGTCCTTATGAACTTCCCGGGGAAACGCTCGGAACGGAACACCCGGTCATTTACTTCTGACCGGGGTACGTTGATTGTCCCGGAGTAACTAACCGTTTGCTCCGTAAACTTAAGAGGGTCTGGGTTGTTGATAGTCAGTTTTACCGAGTTAGCGGAAACACCGTCTATCGCTTCGCCATTAATTCGTATTGTTAAATCCATATTGTTAAGGTTCTATAATTTCAAACTTGCATTTAAACGCCGCTACCCGTCCCGTCGCACCGCCTTGTATGTTCAGAGCGTTTGGGTTCTGTATCGTAACACGTGCCCACTGGTTTGTAGCCAAAGGGAATACCCCGGCAACCTCGCCCGAACGGGAAAGCCAGTACAGCGCGTTTTGATTATCATCCGTTACTACTACGTTTATTGTAACGTCGTAGGACAACACGCGGTTGCCACCCGAGAAGTTAACCAAGTAAGTGGGCACAATGCGGTATTGGTCAAAATACATTGTATCATAAGCCCCTTTGCGGTTAAGCCATCGAAGCGTTACGCGTTTGTTGGGGTCAGAGCAATATGGGTATTTACGTTCAAAACGTGCGAAGCCCCACGGCGATGCGTCGTTTGCTGTTCTGAACTCGTGTGTCGATAGGTTGGCAGTTATCTGGGTATTGCCCACCGCCCAAGCAAAGGATGTGCTCGCGCTTCCAATTCGGCACCGTAGTCTACCGTCCGAGTTTGCTGTTAACTGTCCGTATCTCAAAGCAAAGTTAAACGGTGCACCCGTTAACGGGCTGTTGAGAAACGAAGCGCAGCTAAAGTCCACTTGGTTAAACAGTCCGTTGTCGTAGTCGGATAGGTTGCGCGTGTCCGCCTGGTTGGTAAACCGCCCATTGGCTATAGGGGCGTGTATAATGTAAACATTAATACTCTTCAACGTACCTTCCGTGTATAGTATTTGCACGGAGTCCACGAAGTCAGTAAACCCGAGACCCGCGTTAATGCTCTCCGTTATGCTCGGCGTGGCTGCGGCCATCATCGACATATCCAATATTGTGCCCTCATATGGGGTAACGGTAGCCGTTGCCTTCCGTGCGCCATTACGTGAAAAGATAAGCTGTATGCTGGTAACAGAGCCGACTTGCTCCAATCGTATAGGGCGATAAATGCCTGCGCCAATACCAGGTATCCACATTGTGCCTGCCGCCGTTGCCGTTTGGTTGGTTAAAAGATTTCTTATAATCATTGCTTTTTAGTTAAAATGGTTAATATCTCCGCCCGTACTATCCGGGACACCTCTACTGTGATACGTTGTACCATCTCGGGGGTTAGTATCTTACTTGCTACGCCGCCTTCGTTGTGCTCGTTGGGTACTTTAATACCGTCGCGCTTGATAACGTATGCTATCGCGTATGCCGCTTCTTCGGGTATGTCCGTACCGGCGTTTGCGTTCTTGTCTTTAATCCATTGCTTAATGGCAGAAACGGGTGGGAAGCTACCAGCCGCCCTCCCGTCTTCCATCTGATAGATGTATGCCGGGCTTTCTATCTTCACGCCGCCTGCATACTCCACCACCTCTGTTTCCCTATCGAAGCGACCCGAAGCGTTAAGCCTCATGCGATAGTAGTTAGCCACTATCTCGTCGCGTATCTGCCTAACTAATTGGGTAACTTCCTTGTTCATAGTTAAATATACTTAAACCAGCTAAAATGTTTCCTTGTCTTCGGGTAGTCCACATCGTGCTCGTTGCCGTATGCCTCCCTCTCAAAACTCATGCGGTCATATGGCTTGTCGTTCGGGTAATATGGATTCTTCTTCTCGAAGCTCCAACCGATGAATTTAATAACGTACTCGATACCATACCACAAGTAAAACGGCACGTACAGCATTTCACGCATTTGCATCGTGTGAATGTGTTCGTGTCTTAACGTCGTTTCGCTTATAACCGCGTTACAGCGCGCGAAAAGGACGCCGAATAGGTTAATAGCTTTGAAGCCCTTAACCGGGATAAAGTTGTTCCAAATGATTTTCATGCTCTTTTGTTTTTAAACAGTGCACAAAAGTACGAAGTAAACCACGAGAAAACAAACGGCATCAAGTTCATGCCCCGTACTTGTATGCGTCGAACGTTGCTTCCCAGCCCGACTTGATAGTATCGTACTGGTTCTGCACTTTGGCGATACGGAGCGAGCCAATCTCGTAGCCGCATATGAAACTTTTAAGCATCTCATGCAAAAGCAGGTCTGTACGTATCAAAGTTGCTATCTCTACCGCATCGTCTCGCATATAAGCCGATGTACCCATACAGCGGATGACAACCGTGTAGACGCTGCTGTTAGGTACGTTGGTGTCCGTATAGCTTCCAGTCGTTACGTCAAGCGTAAAGAAGTCGTCACCCAATTCGTTAGCCGCTACGTTCTGTACTGCGGTATCCCCGAATATCAGCGTTTTGCCCAAGGCTGTAGCCCGGGCGTTCGCTGTGTTGATTATTGTTTCAAAAGTCATAACTATCTGTTTTTCATTTGTTGTTTCTTCATTTCTCGCTTCTCCTTCTCTATCTCGTCGTTACGTTTGGCGATGGCAAGCATAGCGTCCGAATAGTTGATTTGCTTCGCGTCCTCAAAGCTACAGTGGAATAGCTCGGCTGTAATCTGCACAAGTCCGAGTAGGTTCTTTGCTTGTTTAATGTTCTCATCGCCCGTCAACGCGCTTTCGCCGCCTGGCTTCATGTTCTGAAACACGATTTGCTCGAGACCGTCCGCGATTTCCATCTGTGACACTATGAACTTATCAAGCTTCGCGGCATCGAGAATCGTTTCGGGTTCGTAGTTGTCATCAGTCCACGCCTTGATACGCTCGTTTGCGTCCTCTGCACGGCGCGTTTCAAGCATAGACCATAGAGTTATACCCTCAACGTCTCTAAGTCTGTACACGGCTTTCCCATTGCGCGTAGCGACTTGTGAAGGTCGACAGTACTTAATCATATCCTTAAGCAACTTTTCCTCGTCCTTGGTTATTCGGACTGTTCCGTTTGCTGGTAGGTTAGCGACTCTTAATAAAACCTTTCGGTTGTTAATCGCTGTTATGCGATATATCCACTTCAAAATAAACTTTTTCATTATTTGGGTCTGTATTTACGTATCAAGAAGTCCACACCGTAACGGAGCGCGTCGAGTGCGTGGTTCCACGCGTCTATAGGCTCGTTGGTGTATGTGTCTGATACTTCGTCCTTAATCCATTTGTAGTTATCCAGCTCGTCAAGCAGCTTAACGGAACGCTTTGTTACGTGCATCTTGAACTGCTTCACCTGCGCGATACCAGCCGCCACAGAGCCGCGCCCCTTGACACACGGTATTGCCTTGATACGCTTCTGCTGTAGCTCCACGATACTCTTTTGCTCCGCACTATCGCACACCGTTATCACGCGGTTCAGTGCATTAGCGTTCAAGTAGTCCGCTATATGGCTGTTAAGCAAGCCTTGTTCATAGCAAAGCAAGTCTACGTATAAGTCCCGGCCCTCCATGCGTATGTCGACTATCGCGGTAGGGTCATTCACGAAACCGAAGTCAAGTCCCAGGCACCTACCCGTGTAAGTTTCCGGCATATCGTCTATTACTTCGTACTCGGGGTAAACGTTACCCTCTACACCACCCGTCAAGCCCTCACCATACACGCGCCACCAATTAGCGTCGTCCTTGTTCTTCTCGATGGCTGCCACTTGTTCGGGGGTCAAGTACGGATTATCTTTGTACGTCGAATGTATCGTAACATATCGGTCACCTACGAACTCAGTTTCGCCCCAAAACTTCCGTACCGGGTTGTAGTCGATGATAACCTTCTTACGGGTACGGATATCGAGCTGCCTAAAGATTTCCCGGGGTATGCCTTGCGCCTCGTTTACGAAGAGTATATCACGTGCCGGACCGTGCACCTTCCCGGCATTATCACATGAGAAGAACTCTATTATCGTGCCGTTCGGGTATTCGTATGTACTTTCCGTTTTATTAAATTTGTTCTCATCCCAATACCCCTCGGCAGCTACCATCGCTTTAAAGTCACGGAGCATACCGCGCTTAACCATAGGGAACGTAGCCGCCACACACGATATAACGAGCGGTTGCGGATTGTTCAATGCGAGTATGTGCAACATCTGTAGGGTTGCCCATGTCTTGCCGCTACGCGTGCCGCCTTTAGAGGCTACACCGCGTATCTTCGGGTCTACGAAAGCCGCCAGTATCTTTTCAAAAGTAAATGTAACGTTCATGTTCTAAATGCCTCCTAACTTTTGTAGGTTCTTCACCGCATCCTCGGAAAGTACGTTAACCTGCATAGCCTTTGTGCCGGCTTCCTTGCCGTTGCTTGTAACATCTTTAAGGTCTCGTAGTCCTCTTAATTTCGCCATGTAATTGGCATCAACTACACCGGCAAGCGCGCTTTCGTCCATATCGGTTGCAATGAGTTCGGCGATAAGGGCGTACCCGGTCAATAGGTTGGCCGCGTCTTCGTTCCCGTCGTCTGCCAGCTTTTCAAGTCGTGCGCCGTTCTTCTTGAACGCCTGCATAGTCCATCCGATGAAAAGGCAGAAGCCCCCGAGCGATGGCGCGCGTTTCTTTTCTATGGGTACCTTTTGCCCGGCTGCGTTTCCACCCTTCAGCACTTCATACGTAATGAACGGGTTCCGCTCACAGAAGTTCATGTACTCCGCTACGTAATCTACGCACTCCTCGACGGTAGACAACGTAGCGCCTTTACAACCGCGCGTCTGCACAACCTCATAAAGTTCTTTGCACTTCTTCAAATCGTCTTTGGGGGCGGGGGCTTTGCCCGTCGCTTGTCCCTTGGTAATTGCCGCCTTCGTATCCGGGGCGGCTTCCTTCTTTGCTCTTCCTGCCATAGTTTGTTAGTTGGTATTAAAGTATCGCGCGTGTGTGCTCGCGGTCTCTTAAAGAGATGCGCAAGTAGTATTCGGACGATACCTCGCGGTTTGTATTAACTGTTTTCAATCACGGCACAAAGGTAGGCAACAAATCGCACCGGACCAACCTACGGGCAGTTAGGCCTTTTTCTACAAATAAAGTTTACAAATGAATTATATTTACATGGTTTTTGGTGTGAACACTGTAACTACCTATCTTACTGAACGTTACAAGCACTTACACAGATACACGCTTTTTTTTCTAAACTTTAATATAGAGAATAGTATATTTTATACCCCCTAAAATACACTTTTCTCCAGAATAATGTTTTAACCCCTTTTTATCTGTGTATCTGTGTAATTACATATAATATATTATAATATAAGGAGTTAGAGTGTACAAAAAACGACACAGTAGCGATTTTTTACTGTGTAAGTGTGGTTAAATTCTGTTAATTTTTGAAGCCCTTTTTTCTGTTTATAAACAAAAGCCCAAATCTGACATTTTGTAATCAGATTTGGGCTTTTTGCTATCACTCGACTTGACACGTCCTCCGAGGGTGCTGACGTTTAGTTCGACACGGGTCTTTGCGGCACTGTCATTATGTCAATTTCCACCCGAGCGAATCCCTATGCCAATACCACGTTTGAGACGTCCCGTTCTTGAACGTTGATACCCTTTTTATCCTTCCGTCCGGGTCAATTCCATAGGTTCTTGATATGTCTTGCTCGTTTCTTTTCTCCTCGGCTAACCGGGCTTCGTCTCTGATAAGATACTGCCTTTTATTAATAGGCTGCTTATATGTGAAGTCCTGGGCGGCTACATACTTTGCCAGCTTATCAACCCACCCGTTACAAAGCGTGGCTTCCACATAACCGCGCCCGTACTTATCCTTTGTTACCCCGGCGGTATATCCGTACCTTCGTATGAATTCCCATATAATAAATACGTGGCAGTTGAGGCATACCGCCATATCCATAAAACTAACTTTCTTCACGCACAATTTCTTTAAGTCTTATATACTTGTAGTATGCCCCGGCTCGCGGCTTCTTCATAAACACGTCGCTACTGCCCGCGCTATATAAGTCTTCGGGCGCGTTCCATGCGCCCACCTCGTCCGCTACACTTTCGTGCACCTCGGCTATAAACACGTCTTTTAGGCTCGTATAGCCCACTAATCTGATACCGATAAGGTATTCCACTTCGTCGACCCTTGCGGCCGTCCTGTCGCCCCATTTAAGCTTATAGGGAAGCTTTGGTTCTTTCATATAATTCTTCTTCAAATGCCAATTTATAAAATTTTCCTTTCTCCAGTAAATACACTCCGCGTAGCTCCGTTTCCGGGACAGTCCACGCACGCACTTTGGCCGCGTCCTTGGGATGTATCTCAACCAAGTACAGCGCTCTATTATCAAGTCGGTGTACCTTACCCACAAGACGCGCCCGGCAAAACTCGGTGCCGTGTTCCGGCTTATACCCACTATTGAAATACTCGGGTTTCCTACCGCGCGCAGTTTTCAACGATAAAAGTACCACCGCTAACACTACCATCATCCGTCGTACCTTCATTACTCTTCGTACCCCCCCATCTGTATTACGGGCTGCGAATTTAGCCACAAGCCACAAACCAGTCACCAAACCGGCACCTATTGCTATTTCAAATAAACACATTAATGCCTCCATACATTTTAAATTTTTGATGATACATTTTCTAAACCGTCTCCCATGCTCACAAGCTTCATACCTCCGTGCTTGCCCCGGATATAAGCCGCCTGCACGTTACCGTGCTCGTCTGTGGAGAATTGGATACCTCGCACGCCTTCGTGCTCCTTGATAAGCTCGCCTATCGTCTTATGCTTCGGGACTTCCGCCTCTAACTGCGCTACCGGTTCCACAAGCATCCCGGCGTTGTGGTATACGTACGACGGAAATTCATCCTCGGACACGCTTATGTCGGTAAGGCCCCAGGTCTGCCAACTGTCCCCGTGGTCAATGCCCAGTATAACGCCGAGCATATCGTTCCAACCGACCACCGTACCGGCATACTCACCTTTCTTGTTGAATACCGCACGCCCTGCGTACAGCATCGCAAAATCTCTGTTTCTAATCATAATCTTCTAATCTATTAAATCGTTGACCCTAACATACAAATAACTTTCGCACTCTTTGAATACCACATCGCCTACACTTAAGTTATTCCAGCCGCCGGGCAAGAAAGCCCCTACTATCAAGTACTCGCCCCCGAGGGTGTCAACTGAATACCCGACTACTTCCGAAATTCCGCCCCAGGTGCATCGGGCTAATCTCCCTATGTACTTTTCCAACGGGTGGGCTTCTTTCTGATTAAACTGTGAGTACATCTCACTAACTGCTTTTGAATACTTTTCCATAATCTTTGTTTTTAAATCGTTGATACAAATATAACGTTTTTCCCGTTACGTTGGTTCTTTCGTTAACATCATTTAAGTATTAAACTATCTTTCAGCGATAGCCCGTACTCTAATTGCTGTAGCTTGAAATTACGTTGTATGCTGTCCGCTGCGTTCTGTACTACGGTGCAGCCTACCGATATGAGTAGGACTGTGATAACTGCTATTAACTTTTTCATTTCTTACTGTAAAATTCCATAAGTTCTTTAATACTCTCCATTAGCCCGTCTTGCGTCTGTTTCTTGCCGTCCAGGGCTTTTATTATCTTCTCGTCTACCGTCCCCGTGGTTAAGATGTGATGAACGATTACGGGGTACGTTTGCCCCTGGCGATATAACCGGGCGTTGAACTGCATGTATAGTTCCAGGCTCCAGGTGTTACCGAACCATATAAGCGTATGCCCGCCTTTCTGTAGGTTAAGCCCGTGCCCTGCGCTCGCCGGGTGCGTTACCAGCACTTTAATCTTTCCGGCGTTCCACTCGGCTATCTGTTCGGGCTTTTCCAGTTTGACGGGCTTATATGCCTTTAGCTTCTGCATTATACGGTCGAGGTCATGTTTGTAGGAGTAGGCAACCAATACGGGCGAGCCGTTCGCAGCCTCTACAAGCTCCTCGAGTTTTTCCAACTTCTCGTCGTGCAGTTCGATAACCTTTCGGTCGGCATCGTATATCGCGCCGTTTGCGAATTGCTGTAGCTTATTGGATAGCGCTGCCGCACTTGCCGCACTTATCGGTTCGTCCGAGTTGATAAGCTCCAATACTTGTTCCTTCTCAAACTCCTTATACTGTGCCAGCACCTTCGGGGACAACTCCACACGGTCGTATATGTTTATTCGGTCGGGCATCTTCAAGTAGTCCTCTGCAACCATTGACACGGTTATATCACTGATAAGGTCGCTTATCTGCTTCTCCGTTTCCTCCTGGGGAATTTTCAGTGCGTAGCTGTACACTACGTCACCGTTCCGCTTGTCAGGTCTGAAAAACCTATCCCTGTACGCTGTGATTGATTTTCCGAGCCTTTGCCCTTCGTCAATGAGATACATTTGAGCGAATAGGTCTATAAGTCCGTTTGGCGACGGTGTACCCGTCAAGCCTACTACCCGGGGGATAAACTTACGAACCTTTCTAAGAGCTTTAAAACGCTTTGACGCGGGGTTCTTAAAACTGCTCAATTCATCGATAACAACCATATCGTAGGGAAGCTTTATACCCCCGTACTCCATTACGAGCCAAACAATGTTATCACGGCTAATTGCGTATATGTCCGCTTTCTTCTCGTAGGCTTCCCGGCGTTGTTTAACTGTACCGTCGATAACTGAAATTGTCAAGTCTTTAAGGTGTGACCATGCCTTAATTTCATCGCTCCATGTAACTTGCGTTACCTTCTTTGGGGCGATTACCAGGCAATTAGATATGATGCAATTATCCAAAAGGTCTTTAATCGCCGTTAGGGTAGAAACAGTTTTGCCCATGCCGCATGAAAGAAACAGAGCGCAGCATTCATTGTTTATGATATGCGCTACCGCCCTCTTTTGGTAATCATGCATTTGATTTCTTTCTAACATATTCTGCCCTCCCTTTTCCGTGGTTATTATTAAACTTAAATTTTAAATTGGCTTCCGCCCGTGCGGCGGCGGCTTCTTCCAATGTATCGAATATTCCAAGGTATATGGTTTCCCAGTCTACACTGATTTGGGCTATATACTTTTTTTTGGTCTTTGAGAAATACACCCCAGTAACGCCCGTGGTGCTTTTGCTGTTTACTGATTGGTTTCTCCTATTCTCTGACATCGTAACGAAACGAAGATTGCACAATCTGTTATCATTTCTTACGTGGTTTATATGGTCTATCTCGGCGTTCTCCGGGATATGTCCAAAGCAAAGCATCATTATAATGCGGTGCTCCATGTACATCTTTCCTTTGATACTCACCTGCCGATACCCGTCTTTAGTTCCTTTAGAAGGGCCTGCAACATAGTTACGCCGGATAGTGTTACGGTCTCTAATTCTCCAATACAGTACGCCCGTTTCCCGGTCGTATGTAAATAGCCTCGCTACTTCTTCGTATCTAAGTTCTAACATAACATTGCTCTTATCATTAATAACTGCGAGTTGAACTCATGGAGAGCTGCCGGCGTTATATGCCCTATTACTCTATCATAATCGGCAGCGCACTTGATGCGCTGACCGTTGATTACTATCTCGGCGTGACCCGCGATACATTTTAATTTTAAATCGATATAGTTTACCATAGCTTTATTACTTCATTAATTTTGTTTTATAGAACACGCAAATACTTTTGAAATCCTGCTCCTCTGATATGTAACCCAGCGTTTTACGTGATAGGAAATTAACATCACGAGTAATATCGCTTTGCAACTGTTTTAGAATTTCCTCGGTATTACCGAATTTATCATCGCGGACATACAGCGCGCCAGACTTGATACCGAAGTACATACCTAAACGGTATTCAATCTCTTCTTTTAAACTTCTCTTTTTCATGATTTCTGTTTTTTAATTTGATGCTACAAAGATAACCCTTTTCCCGGTATGTTGTTTATTTCCTTAACATTTCTTAAGAAGAAACTTATCGCGTTGTCCCGGCTCTCCAAATCGTCTATGACAAATACCGTGAAGCCGAGGGCCCTTAACTTCTCGTGAATGTGAGATTGTATCTTAGTTGGCTTCTTACCGGTGGTCTTTATCTCGGCAAAGCCTACGTAACCACCCTGGCAAAGTATCATTCTATCCGGCAAACCTTTTATAAAGGTGGATAATAGTTTTATTACCCACACTTTTTTTGTTCGGTTAAGCTTCTCGGAGAAAGTACGCTCTAAATCTTTTTCACTTATTATTTCCTTCATTTCTCAATTTGTTTTCAAATACCACTGTTTCGGAGAACTCCCCGGCTTCGTGGTCTACTGTAGTCGTATAGATGTGCCCGTTATAATAGCCCCTATACTTTAAAACCTCTCCGTTATGTACTATCTCGTCTCCGATACCGTACGCGTATTCTTGTCCGCTTATCATAACGTGAATTGAATTGCTTTATTTTCTAATTTATAATCGCTTAAGAACTCGGGGTATGCGCCATCCGCGCCCTTTGCCGACATATCACGATAGGAAAACATTTTCCCCTTCATGCCGAAGTAGCGGAGCAAGTGCCCGTCGCGCGTTATTATATAATCGTGCTTCTCATAGTTCTTGCCTTCGTACCCTATCTTTAGCGAGCTTCTGTGTTCGTCTAAAAAGAGGTTATTCCTTAGTCTGAACGTCCGGGGCGGCAGGTGCATTTCCCGGGCGTAATGCCATCGCTCGAACCCCGAAAGGTCTACATACAAGTGGTAACCATCTGCGCCGACGCCCAAATACATATAGGGTACGCCATCAGTCATGAACACCGAGTAGCCTATGTACTTACCGTCCCACTTCATTCCCTCAGTATAGAACATTGCGGGCTTCATTGTCTCGTCCAAGCAAAATACCGTCGTGTCGTCGCTTTCCTCGTCCTCTACGGGCTTTTCTGCCTCGGCTGGTGTAACTACCTTGGTTTCCTTTAAAACTCCCTTAGATAGCTCCGCAATGCGATATTTGCAAATGTGGATAATCTTTTCGTAGTCAAGCGTCCGCTCCTCCCCTTCCTTGCTGCGTAGCACGCGTTTCACTATATCCGCGTCCCAGGGGTTAAGGTTATATTCTTTCCATATATCCCATGGTTGTATAACATGTTTTGAATAATCGGACTTTCCCACGTTGTAACTCTGTACGTTTTCACTTGCTGACATAACACAATATTATTTGATTTGTTTTGAACTCATTTTTATAAAACTCCCGTGCCTTCTCCACGGTTGGAAACACCCCATCGCCGGGGGTAGGATAATAAGAGGTACGTTCCTCTTCGTTTACTGCGATAACTTTTATGATAGTAACCATTTTAATTTAATTGTTTTCTAAGTTAATACACTCTGTTAGTTCTTGCATGCTTGTTTCCGTAAGTTGGCGCGTGTAGGTCTGTCCCAGCATACCAATAAACGGCTTACCATCTACGTACATAATACGCGATACGTGTTCAACGTTAATAAACTCTACTTGCAATTCACCCTTAACTACGAACGTCAGCTCGATAAAATTTCCACTTTTCATAATCTTTCCTTTTTAAAATTGTAATAACAAAAACACTTATTTAATTTTCCAACGCTTCAACCATTTTCCTAAGCTCTCCGCGGCTCACTGCGATACTGAAAATCTCCGTTAACTTCTCTGTGATTATCCAGGAGCCAGTAAGCTTTTGGAAATACGCCTCGTTGTTGCTTGGGTTGTTTAGGTTGACCGTCTCGCCCTTTCCGGGCTTGTATTCTGCAAGGCTTGCAAGCGTTACCGCCGCTTCCTCGGGTGTACCTAAATAGACTTTCATAATATACCCTACAGACTCGCGCGTTTGCGCCTCAATGGTTATATCCCCATTGGTATCAACCAATTTGCAAACGCCCATACGGAAGGACTTTAATACGTCCGGCTTACCCTGGCTTGTAATCTGACTAAACATTGATACACTTGTAAGAATTAACACTGCTAATACTACTAACTTTTTCATAATCTTTTGTTTTTAAATTGTTAAACCGTAATCTGATATAAATTCTAAAGCTTCTTTCCTTGTTTCAAATCCTCTGGATAGACTATTTCGGTACAATCCCGTTTCGGAGTTTATTATGTTCACTTGAAAAGCTACCTTTCCGAATGTTTTTACTCTAACTATTTCCGCTCTATCATTCATAATCTTTAGTTTTTAAATTGTTATACTATAAGAACAACGGAAGCTTTAGAAAGGTTCACCATTATTGCCTTTTTATTTAAAAAAACTATTTGGTGTTTGAATCCCTTTCACTTTTCAAACTTTCCCTTTCGGGTATCGTGCTCTTAGTTTTGGTAAAAAGCAACCTCTTAGTTTTTGTTTGTCTTAAGAAAACCCGGTGATTAAATTCCATTCACTTTTTAATCTTTCCTTTTGGAGGAGGTTTCGTATTCTTAGTTTCGGTAAAGAATAACCTTGTTCCCTTTTGACATTACAAATATACGGCAAATACTGATAGGTTGTATATTGCGTTAACACCATTTAAGAAATAAATCTCATTTAGCTATTCTGTTAACAGTTAGTTAACATTTGGGGGTCTTTACACCCCCTCTGTTATCACTCGTTAACAATACGCTCATATCCTCGTGCGCGTCCGATACCCCTAACTGACTTAGCATCTGCCGAACGTTTCCACCCTTGTATCTTAGACATAATGGCTGCTATCTCGCGGTTCTCCTTAGTTGTTACGCGCCCTACTTCCATCTCGAACACATCCGTAGCGATTTGCATGGTAGACACGAAGTCCATCTCTTCTAATGTAAAGTCTTCCGTGTCCATCTTTGAAGCGTCGTACTCCCTAAAGTACATGCGTCGCTCATTCAAAAACATGCGCCGCCAATCAGAGGGTACGCGCATATTTAAGTAGGCTTCTACTGCGGCGGTACGGGGGTCTGCCTCGAAATGCTCCTCGCGGCCTTCCTCGGCAATCGCCTCGGCTTCACGGGATAACAGCGTACTTACTTTGCGGAAATACATTTGGACTGCCTCGGCCCAAAGCTGGTCTACGTAATCGTCGAACCCCTTCTCAAAGATAAGATGCGTATTAGCGTTTGCCTTAACCTTCACGGGCAAAAAGCGTCTGCCGCCCGTATCGTCTTTTAGGAATTCGTCCCTATTGGTCGTACCTATAAAAATACACTGCCTGGGAAAGTTCTTAGTAACGCGTCCGTATGCCGGTCTAAAGCTGTCCTCTGTTTTGGAAATGAAGTTTTTCACGCCCTCAACCTCTGAACGCCTCATTGCTGACAACTCCGCAACCTCCAATATCCAGTTACCCTGCAACTGTTCAAACGCTCCCTTACCGTCCATGCTCGAAAGGCTATCAGAGAACCAGTGTTTACCCAGCTTTCGGATAAATGTGCTTTTTCCTGCGCCCTGCTCGGACTGTAACACTAACATACTGTCGAACTTGCAGCCCTTTTGGAATATACGCTTAACTGCACCTACCATCATGATACGGAATGCTTCACGGGTGTATATGTTATCTTCCGCACCCATAATGTGAATTAAAGCCTTATCAACTCTTTCGATACCGTCCCACTTTAATTTAGTTAAATACTCCTGCACGGGGTGGAAAGAATTCATTTCTGCGGACAGCGCTATAGCGTCGTCAATCTTTGCGCTATTCGATATGCCATAAACGTCTTCGATGTGTTTACGTACGCCCGAGTAGTCCACGTCCTGGAAGTCCAAAGAGCTATCCTTTGCGCGCCATAGAGGTATGCGTGTAACAACCCGGCGCTCTTTAAATAGGTCTCGTGCGATAAGCCCCTTTAAATTCGGGTCGTACTTCATGATTAGCCCTAAATTCTTTGCAGACGGGAGGTAAGCGCCGCGCTTATCCGTTTCGAGCTTTGCCATCGCATCTTCATACGTTGTTGCTACGTCAGCATCCGTTGCCTCCTCTACTTCTATAACGTCGTCGAAGTCGTCCATAATCTCGCCAGCCTTAAATGCCAGCATTCGGGCACGTGCCGTGGCTACCTTTGCGTCCTTGTTTACAAGTTCGTTCATAGCCTCGGTGGAGTTCTTTCTATCCGTGCCCTTATCCATCTTACCGAACTTGTGTACACGTACCAGGTCGTAGGCATTGAACACGTGGTTGCCTTGTATCGGGTCATTGTTGTGGAACGAGTAAGCAAACATATCATTAAAGGTAAGCATACCGCCCGAAGTAGAGCCGCCCGTATAAGTCCATCTATCGGGTTGGTCGGTCGGTTCGTAAACGTCCGGTAGGTATTCTGCGATAACCTCGCTGATGGTGTAGGCGCGGCAAAAGTCACCTACGTTACCCTCCTTTAATGTGGGGTCTTGTTGTTCCTTGGCGAGTGTCCGGGCTTCGCCCTTCTCGTCTTTGTGGTATGCCCATTCGGTCGTATCGCTCCAATCATCGTACATGCCCAAATACTTTTGCACGTCCAAAGGGTTTTCATTGAACGCCGAATAATCTATGAACTCATACTCCACGTCTTTGGAGACAGATGGGAAAAACATGCACCGCTCGGGCTGAAACGTCGTTCTGTCATACAAGTCGATACCCGTCAACTCGGCAACCTTTCGGGCGATGGCTTCGTATTGCTCCCCGTCCACTGGTTCGGACAACGGAATGATAACACGGTAACGGAGTGTATTTGCTTTCGGGTTATGCTTGTGCGTTCCGTGAATGATACACGCGCAATTAATAACAGAATAGAACATTTCGGGAAAGTTCTTTTCTCCGTAGTCAATATCAAGCGCCAAAATAGAACGCTCGCCTACATTGTTTTTGTTTCTACGGCTACCGAACAATTCGCCGCCCATGAATGCGCCTACGTCTTTAATTGTACCCTGCTCGGCTTTGCTCGCGCTCATGAACTCCCGGTACGTCTCATCCGTAACCGTAGCTTTCGTTAACTTCTCGGTCAACTCGTCCCATGAGTAGGAACGGTTTTTCCATGAGGTAGACTTCGCGCTGCTCGCGGTAGCGATTTTAAAAACCATTTTTCGTAATTCCATACATTTAATCTTTTTTGTAATAATCAGTAATATATCCGGCTGCTCTTAATGGTATGCCCTTTGCCCAACTCGGGGCGTTGCACATGGCATCACTCATTATTTGCAGC